CCTTTTTATTTTTGGGACTCCGTTACGAGCTGATACACTTGGGTTCGCACAAATAATCTGCACTTTTTCAAAACTCGGTTATACAAGACCCCCCACCCTGCTCTAATAGGAAACCCCCCCGGGTAGGATTCCTTACCTCCTTTCATATCATTAACTACGTCTAAACACGTTTATACAAAAGTTAATATATTTCCTATAAGTTGCGTCTACGTTGTGTACGCAAACTAAATTGCGCCTATGCCCCTTGCTAATTTTATTTGTCACCTGTATACATAGCGCAATACTTGGGGGATCCCATGCAAACACTTATTCCTGACATAGAGAGCGGTATCCCGCTGCCTTCCCGCTCGGTGAAAGACATACCTGAGATGTCTCCGCACGACGAGATCAAACTCAGAGCTACCACAATTAAAATGTTGGCTGATCTGCAAGGCAGGTCTATTGTGCCAACTGAAAAAGAACAAGTTGAGGCTGAGACCTTAGCCCACCAGATGGTCACTAACCCAGACAGTCGGCCCGAGTTTGCCAAGTACAAAGACGAGACGATGGCCTACCTTGCGGGCATGATTGAGCAGTCCAACGTGATGCTGGTCAATGAGCTATCTGACTTTAAGATGTACGTCATCAACAAGTTGGTCTATGAAGTAGAAACTGCCAAGAACCCTAAAGATCGCATTGCAGCATTGTCCAAGTTGGGTGACATTGACGGCGTTGACGCGTTTAAGAAGCGTTCCGAGACTACGATCACAATTAAGCCTATGGAAGAGGTTGAGAAAGAGTTGTTATCGGTACTTGATAATATTGAATATGCCATTGTCCCCCCATCTGGTTACGTTGGATACGTGCAAGACGTAGAGGACATGGAAGAAGACGACGAAGAAGAAAGTGATATCCCAGAGGATGTTACTGATGAGTAATATTGTCCAACTCCATGCCAAGTTACTCCCGGAAGATCTAGCCCTAACCTGCGAACAGTGTGGTGGTGACAAGTTTTATTTGCTTGCAACGTCAGATATACAGTGCGCAGAGTGTGATAGCACAGATGATGGGTTGATTTGGGGGTTTAAGAATGCAGACGAATTACCCCCAGTTGCATGACTAACACTGTACAAAGGATAAGTCCGGACGATATTGCCCGATTACGGGCGGCTTTACCGACTATGCCTGATGCACAGAAACGCAAAACGGCTGATTTGCTTAAGAAATATAGCGAAAATTTGATCAAAACCAAAGCTAAAGACGATTTTTTAAGCTTTATTAAACATGTTTACCCCGGTTATAAGGTTGGGCCACACCATTATCGGCTTGCAAAGATCTTTGAAGAGATTGCAGCGGGTAAAAAGAAGCGTGTAATCGTCAATATTGCCCCTCGACATGGCAAATCGGAGATGATTTCTTACCTTGCACCAGCGTGGTTTTTGGGTAAATACCCCCAGAAAAAGGTCATTATGGCCTCACATACTGCTGATTTAGCGGTAAATTTTGGACGCCGAGTCCGTAACTTAGTAGGTGGAGACTTATACCATGACATCTTTCCTCAAGTGGAGTTACAAGCTGATAGTAAGTCCGCTAGTCGGTGGGGTACTAACTTTAACGGTGAGTATTTTGCTATTGGTGTGGGTGGTGCTCTCGCTGGTCGCGGTGCTGACCTGTTCATTATTGACGATCCTCATTCCGAACAACAGGCCATGCAAGGCCGTGCGGACGTATTTGAACCAGCATGGGAGTGGTTCCAGTCAGGCCCAATCCAACGACTAATGCCGGGTGGTGCGATCATCGTCGTAATGACACGGTGGTCGAAGCTTGACTTAACTGGTCAGATCGTTGACCACATGACACGCAATGATGACTCAGATGAGTGGGAAGTAGTTGAATTCCCTGCCATTCTTAATGACAAACCCCTCTGGCCTGAGTTCTGGCCAATAGACGAGTTGATGGCTAAGAAGGCGTCGATGGATGTGCGGTATTGGCAAGCCCAGTATATGCAGGAGCCGACGTCTGAAGAAGGCGCTCTTATTAAAAGAGAGTGGTGGCAGATTTGGGAGCCGGACAACCCGCCCAGTTGCGAGTTTGTCATCATGTCGTTGGATGCCGCTCAAGAGACTAACAACCGGGCTGACTTCAATGCGCTGTTGGTTTGGGGGGTATTTTTTAACGAGAACACTAAGAACCACAACATTATACTATTAAATGCTATCAAAGAACGGTTAGAATTCCCTGACTTGAAGTCGATGGTGTTAGAACAGTATAAAGAGTGGAACCCAGATTCGTTTATTGTTGAGAAGAAGTCCAACGGTGCTGCACTCTATCAAGAGATGCGGCGCATGGGTATTCCGATCAGCGAGTTTACTCCGGGAAAAGGGCAGGACAAGATATCGCGAGTGAACGCCATATCGGACTTGTTCTCAGCGGGTATTGTCTGGGCACCAGATCGACGGTGGGCTAGAGAGGTCATTGAGGAATGCAACGACTTCCCCAGTGGCAAGAATGACGACTTAGTTGACGCGACCTCACTTGCCCTAGCGCGGTTCAGACAGGGTGGGTTTATTCGTTTACCAACTGACGAACCTGAACCGACGAAATTTTTTAGATCCGTGAGACGTACAGGATATTACTAATGTTAAGAATTATAGAAGGGTATAGACACTCGCCTGACACTGATTCCGGGATTGAGACTCGCCCATTAAAAATTGATGTAGATGCTATGGCATCAAGACTTAGTGCTATCCAAGATGCTATTAAGATGGGTTATAAAATGCCCACTGCAGAAGAGTTGACTGCGCTTAGACTAAAAGAAAATCGTGACGATTTTGGATTCAATTATCTTGATAAAAATAAAAAGCCGGTTGTTGATCATTTTACTAGTGAAGCTAAACGGTTATATGGGGATTTGACAAACAATATGTATTCTCCCCAAGTAGCCGCAAACGTCGCTGCTTTTGTTAATGCTAGAAATATTGGAGACCGTCTTAAACAAGATTGGTTTAAAATTTGGAATGGTACTGGGGTAAATAGATACGGGCAAAGCGGTGAAGACTACGCACGAGATATTAGGGAAAGTATAGAGACTGCTGTTCCTAATGATGCTAACAAAGATCTTTATACGTATTTTAAAGATAGTATTACCCCGCCCCCGCCTCCCCCGCCTCCCCCACCTCAAGCGCCAACTCTGCCACCAACACCCGCACCGATGGCTATGCCTGATCCTGCTACTAGGATGAACAATCCTTTTTTTAAAGCAGGTGGCCTTATTGAGCGCACGACTCGCGACAGGAAAATTTTATGAGTGTAGATAAATCATTGTATGAAGCCCCACAGGGGTTAGGTTCTCTTGACGACGGTAGTGAACCAGCGCTTCAAGTTGAGATTGTAGACCCAGAAGAACTTCATATCTCTGGCCCGGGTTTTGAGATGCACATGGAGCATGTGGAGCCTGACTTTGATGCGAACCTTGCTGACGATATGCCTGAGAACCAGCTGCTCTCTTTAGCCTATGAGTTATTAGGTGACCTTGAAGAAGATATCGCTTCACGCAAAGATTGGTTAGATACTTATGTTAAAGGCTTACAACTCTTAGGACTTAAGTACGAGGATCGCTCAGAGCCTTGGCCCGGTGCTTGTGGTGTGTATCACCCATTGTTGATGGAGTCAGCAGTTAAGTTTCAATCTGAAACTATTATGGAGACGTTCCCTTCGGCTGGCCCAGTCCGTACTGAAATCATTGGTAAAGAGACCCCAGAAAAGATTCAAGCCGCAGCACGTGTCGAAGCCGACATGAATAATGAGCTTACCAACATCATGTTGGAGTATCGTCCAGAACATGAACGCTTACTGCTTTCCGTAGCTTTATCAGGTAACGCATTTAAGAAGATTTACTTTGACCCATCTTATAACCGTCAAGTAGCTCCATTCATTTCCGCAGAAGATGTAATTGTTCCCTATGGTGCAGCAAATATTGAAACCGCTGAACGTATTACCCATCGTATGCGGAAAACTAAAAATGAGTTACGTAAACTTCAGGTTGCGGGGTTCTACCGTGATGTTGATCTTGGCGACCCAGTTCGCGTTATGGATGAGGTTGAGAAACGAAAGGCTGAGCAACAGGGCTTCTCAGCGTCGATGGATGATCGCTTCCAGATTCTTGAGATGCATGTCAATTTAAATTTACCCGGATATGAGGACACAAACAAACATGGCGAAGAAACCGGGTAAATTTAAATTGACATGCATCTCAAGAATCTGGAAGCGATCATCCATCGACGCTGAGAA